AAGGTACATTGATTGTCAGCAAATACGCTGTAGGTCACGGTATCTTACGTCCTGAGTGCGCTATCGAACTTAAGACAGCTTAAGTCTTTAACCCTATCACTTTCACAGGTGGTAGGGTTTTTTTTCAATCACTAGGAACATAATGTCAAAATTTTCAGTAACTTCTGATGGTTATACTAAATCTTTCCAACTCCCTCCATTCACCAAGATTAATTATGCAACTGTTAACGGGCTTACCGTAGACGTGCAGGAAGTGGGTGACTATGCTGTATTAGCAAATCCCGGCACCAATGGGCAGACTATCAGTATTGATTACACGCCTGAAGGCCTCGCTGTGGCTGGTACAGGTCTATCAGCTAAACTCATAGCCTGTGTCCCTGCACACGATGCAGCTACGCGATTCACAGATGTTACAGGCAATGCAAACCATCTATTAGTTGAAGCCAGTAATACCAACGCATTCAATAATGACGGCTACGCAACTACTACTGCGGCTGGTAGTGGTTCCACAGGTTTGAATATTCCACAGTCTGTTATTAAATGGAACCCGATAACTGAGAGTTTACTATTAAGCTTTGTTATGAAAAAATCGGCTCCGGGGGCTAATGAAAACGTACTAAGCTTAGGGGCTACAGTGGCTGGTAACCAAGGCTTTTATTTATCTCACCGCACAACCGGAATATTTAAGTTTGTGCCTATCTTAAACTCAGGTTCAGCCGGTTCTAATGTTGATACAACACTTTCATTTTCTGACGGTACGCCGAAAGACCGTGTGTGTGTAGTTGCAATTGACGCGCCCACAGGCTCTGTTTATATATGGCGTGACGGTATTCTAACAGTCTCTTCAGTAGGATTAATGACAGGTGCTAACGCCTATTCAAATGCGGTATCAAACGCAGAACTTCGTATTGGGAGCTTAGGAGCCGCAGCAAACGGTGCTGTAGTAGCTACTCTTACACGCGGTATTCAACTAGCTAAATTCCAAGGTGCGCTTCCTACTAACATTGGTCTAATCGCTGCAAGACTTGCAGAAACGCCATCCATCCCACTATCAGCAATGGAGTGGTAGATGAAAGTTATATGCGCTGTACTTGGACAGAGTAATGAGCAAGGTGCAAATGTTATTGGGCAGGTTAACCGAACCGCTGGCTTTGGCGCACCCGCACTAGATATTATTGCGCCGCAAGGTGGCTATGGAAGTCCATGGCCTAGTGCAGCACAGAAAGCAGGTGAACTTGGGCATTGGGTTACATTCAGGAATCATGCGCGAGGGGCTACAGGCTTGTGTGATACTTGGGTTGGAATCGCTAAGAATTATGTTTTTGCGATGACAGTTGCTCACGGTAGTTACATCATCTCAGGGGGTAACTTATACAAAGCAGTTGGCGCAATAGGAACTGTTTACACATTGAACGTAGCGCCCAGTTCAGGTGTAGGTACTAGCGGTTTAGCTTCTTGGACTAATTTAGGAACAGTAACAGCAGAAGATACTGACGGTAAAGTGTACGCAGTAGGTTCGAGTCGCTTCGACCCTAACGGATTACTTGCAGCTATTGTATCTGATTTAAGTCTACAGACTGGCTACGATAGAAAAGCTGTATTAGTTGCTATTGGTCAAGGCGATAAAACGCTTGGCAGTACGCAGGAGCAGTACAAACAAGCTATGGTAAATGTAGCCAACTACTTTTCTAGCTTAGATATTTACACTTACCTTGGAATGACTAACTACGGCGCAACTGCTGGTTTGGATGCGTATTTAACTGTCACCCTGCAACCAGCTAGATTACAAGCACTGACAGAGCTGGCTGGTAATCAGTTTGTTAAAGTTGGTTATGATGCTAGAGCTGGGTTAGGTGTATTGCCTACAAACCCTACAGATTCCCGTCCCGGCTTACTTGCAGATAACATCCACATGAACCTAGCCGCGGCTACTGCTTGTGGGGTGGGATGGGGTAAGGCTATTGTACAACAACAATCTAAAACTACTTAAGGAAACCTATGGCACTCACATACGCACCCCTAAGTGAACTCGAAGCGGTGAATCTTATGTTAGCTACCGTAGGTTCCTCGCCTGTCTCTTCATTGGTAACCACCAGTGATCTACAGGTCTCAATGGCAAAACAATTCCTCTTCGATGATAGTCGAGATGTTCAGGACGTAGGGTATCACTTCAATTCCGAAGAGAACTATCCGTTAGCCCTGAACATTAACTCAGAGATTCTCTACCCGGCAAACACGCTTAGGTTAGATGTCTCTGATACTCACAGTCAGAAGTTCGATGTAGCCATGAGGGGAACCCGACTGTATGACCGTAAGAGTCATTCATATACCTTCAGTGAAGCTATTAACGTAGACATCACGTTCTTTCTACCTTGGGATGAACTACCACAAGCAGCTCGTCAGTATATCGCTGTAAAGGCAGCTCGTAGATTCCAACGTAGGGTTCAAGGTGATGAAGCTATTGAGAAGTACACAGCCGTAGAAGAATCAAAAGCCTTAGCACAACTGGAAGACTTTGACTCTTCAACCCGTGATTACAACTTAGGAGATAACTACGATGTATTTCAAATCATCTCAAGGTAATACTTGGGATTAGTAAACAGAAGCATCCCTAACCTCTACAACGGGGTTAGTCAACAACCTCCCTCCCTCCGACTCACTTCCCAAGCTACAGAACAAATCAACGGTTTATCCTCAGTTGTCTATGGTCTAGCTAAACGGCCTCCTACGAAACACGTAGCGAAGTTAAGCACTTCAGTTTTAGAGGATTCCTTTGTACACACAATCAATCGTGATGCTACAGAACAATACAAAGTCATCATTACTAACGGTGGTCTTAAGGTTTACGCTGTAGCTACTGGCCTAGAGAAGACTGTAAGTTTCCCTGATGGGACAGCTTACCTAAACGCTGTAGACCCCTCTACGAGCTTTGCTTGTGTAACCGTAGCTGACTATACCTTTATCGTGAATAAGAATGTTGTAGTGGCCTCTGCTGCTACGCTATCCACAGGTACATCTAAAGGTTCTAAACAGCAGTTCGTAGACTTACCCACCAGCGGGAATACCGTAGGTGATGTGTGGGAAATCGCAGGGACAGGTACGAACTCATTCGACAGTTACTATGTTAAGTGGGATGGGTCAGGCACTTGGCGAGAGACAATCAAGCCGGGTATTAAGGTAGCCTTGGATGCTGCTACCATGCCTTTCAGATTAGTAAACAATGGTGACGGTACGTTCACTTGTAGTAAAAACGTGTGGGCTAATAGGTTAGTAGGGGATGACACCTCAGCTTCCTTCCCATCATTCGTAGGTCATACCATTGGGGACGTGTACTTCCATCGTAACCGTCTAGGGTTCATTGCTAGTGAGAATGTGATTTTCAGTAGGGCAGGGAGTTTCTTTAACTTCTTCCCTGAGACTGTCACTGTAGTTCTCGATACAGACCCTGTAGATGTCGCTGTGAGTCACACTAAGGTAGCGGTACTACGACACGCTTTAGCCTTCAACACTTCCTTGATGTTGTTCGCTGACCAAGCACAGTTTCAATTGACTGCTAAGGACATCTTAAGTCCGAAGACAGCAGTTATCAATGTAACGACTGAGTTCGATATTGAGGCTAAGTGTAAGCCTACGACTTCAGGTACAAGCATTTTCTTCGGTGTCACTAAAGGCCAACACTCAGGTATCAAAGAATACCTAGTACAGCCTCTCACGTACACTAACGATGCTTCAGATTTAACGGCGCACGTTCCTAAGTACATCCCTAAGAATCTCTTTAAGTTAGCTTCCAGTAACCTAGACAATGTGGTCATTGCCTTATCGAAAGATGAGCGTAGTACCTTATATGTGTATAGATACTATTGGAGTTCTCCTGAAGAGAAGGTGCAGTCATCATGGTCTAAGTTCACCTTAGATGCTGGTGCAGTCATCTTAGATGCTGAGTTCCGCAACACTGTATTGGACTTAGTAGTTAAACGTAGTGATGGTACATACCTAGAGTCTTTAAACCTAGAGGCTATCAATGATGCTTTGGATGGGCGTATCTTACTCGACCAAAAAGTATCAGTCACAGGTGTCTTCGATGCTGGTACTGGACAGACTACATGGACGCTCCCATACCCTGTAGACGATACCTTTAAGATTGTCTTAGGAGAATCTTTCACTTCACAGGTAGCAACTGTATTGTCACCTTCAGCTCCTACAGCTTACACGCTACGGGTTCCGGGTAACTTTGCTTCAGGTGCAGTATTCATTGGTAGACCTTACACGTTCCGGTTTACGTTCTCCCCGGTTGTCTTTAAGGATGAACAGAAGGTAGCTGTAGTTCATTACAAGGTTAAGCTCAAGAACTTTGAGATTCTCTTTGATGACACTGGCTACTTCAGAGCTGAGGTTAACCCTGACGGTAGGGGTGAATACTCTTACGTTTACACAGGGAATACCCTAGGTGACACCTCATGGAAACTTGGGGATATAACTCTAGGTACTGGTAAGTTCCGGTTCCCGGTGATGGGAGATAGTGGTAAGTCAACTATCACATTAGTCAATGATTCCGTACTACCTAGCGTCTTCCAAGCTGCTGAATGGGAAGGCGTACTATCTACAGGTTCTAAGCACTTGTAATGGTAACTGTAAAACGTGTAGTAACCCTTAAGGATTGTCGTGAGTTGTCGTCAAGACTTCGTAGCGAAGACCGGAAGGAAGTACGAGCGTTTCAACCTAACATCCCACTAGCGCAAGCCCTTCATGATTGTGTACAGATGTCTTACAAGACGTATGCAGTCATGGAGGAAGGGGTGGGTTGTATCGCTATCTTTGGTATGCGTAAGTGTGAACCCCCTACAGGGAAACCCTTCGGAGTCCCTTGGCTATTATGCTCAGACGAGCTTTTCAAGAGTGGCTGCAAGAAGTTCATTAAGGAATCTAAAGAGTACCTTAAGGAAGTCACAGAAGACTTCTATTACTACTTCAACTATGTAGCAGCAACAAATCTTAAGGCTCATCGCTGGCTATCGTGGATGGGCTTTCATATTAACAAGGAGGTAACCCGAACCGTGAATGGGGTGAGTTTCTATCCTTTCATTTATCTAAGGAACGACAATGTGTAGTCCTGCTGCAATCCCGTTGATTATCTCAGCGGTGTCTGCTGGTGTGTCCTATGTACAGGGGCAGCAACAAGCGTCTAATGTCGCTAAGGCTGCTAACAAGAGTACATCCATTTCATATCAGCAAGAGAACGAGAGGCTCCAACAAATCAATGAGCAGTCCTCTTTAGACCAATCTGAGCGTATCAAGCAAGGCCTCTTAGAGAGGGCTAAGTTAGCTACCATCGCTGGTGAGAGTGGAGCATTAGGCTTGTCCTCTGACCGTTTAATCTTAGACTCATTCATGCAGGAAGGTACTGATATGGCCTCCCTTGAGAAGAATCGGTTGAACAATGAAAAGCAGTCTGCATGGTCAAAACAACAAGCTGAAGCAGGGGGTCAATCAACAATCAATAACGCTTATGGTAGTGCGCCTTCACTAATCGGCACTGGCCTACAGATTGGTAGTGATGTGTATGGTGCATCACAGGCCGCTAAGAAGAAAGCAAAGGCTGAAGTCTAATGGCGAGAACTCAAGAGTTTAACAACGGGCAGCGGCAAGTAATCAATACGATTGAAGACACCTCCAAGTATCAGACAGGTGATTCACGTAGACTACGGGTGGTCGCTGACCCTCTGAGAATCATGACGAACCCCAAGGAGACACAGTTAGCCCAACTGACAGAAGCCTTGGGAACTATCAAACCTCAGCTCATGGATTGGGCTGTAAACCGTCAAGCTGAATCTTACAAACAGTCTATTGAACTAGGTAAGCGTAAAGCTCAAACTGGTGAAGTAGCTCAGGGTGAGATGGAGCAGTATGGGTATGACAACGTTAAGGCTGTGAACGATTGGACGGATTGGAACCAACAAGTCCTTCAAGAGTATGAGCAAGGCTTTGACAAAGAAAACGGTGACATAGAGGCTTTCATGAAGGACAAGTGGGAGACCCACCCTTTCACTGACAAGTCTGAGAACTACCTTAGTAAGTTCACTCCGTTAGCTGGTAAGACTATGGCTAAACTGAGAGAGGCTCAAGGTGTCTTCAAGGCAACCCGTCAGGAAGAGTTAAATAACGTAGAGCTGACACGTATGTTCAAGGCTGACATCTCAGACGTTATGGGCGCTGGTCAGGACTACGGAGTATCTCAATACGAAGCTCGTAGGGCTAATCTGAAAGCCATGTTTCCGGGTAAAACAAACAGTCAACTAGACGAGCTGGCTTATCAGGCCGTGTTAGCAACTGCTGAAGAGACCGGGGACACTAGCTTATTCAAAGTCTTTAAACAACCACACGCGGATAAGACTCCGGGTCTCTATGAGATTCCTAAGTGGAAAGACAAGATTGACTCTGAGGTACATCGCATCCTCGCGGATAAAGTGGCTAAACGTAGTAAGACCGACTCCGATAATGAGAAGGCTCTTAAGGTAGCTGCTGATACTAAAGAGCGTGAAATCATGTTCAAGTTGATTGATGCTAATACCTTTGAAGACCCTACAGTAAGAGCTGAGAAAATCCGCGAGATTACCGCTGAGTCACAGAAGGTATCTGAAAGTGGCATCCCTATCTCTGACGGTATCTTGAGTAAGCTCTTAACGGCTTCTACAGGTATTGATAAGAAGCAGGAGACAGCCTATCAATCACAGAACTACGTGACCTTACGCTTAGGTAATCCAAGTAATCAACAGATCGCTAAGGCTTACTACAGTGGGGATATTAGTCAGACTGCTTTCGATAAGCTAATGACTAAGAAAGAGGAAGCTGCTAGACGTGCTGAGAAAGGCTCTACTGAGAAACCCATCTCCTCTGACTTGTTTGTTAAGTCGGCTATGAAGAGTATCGAAGCTAATGCTGGTTATTCACCTTTCAATATGACCAAGGATGGTGAGGAAGCGCGAAGTAACGCTAACGCAGTTAAGGCTCGTGTGTTGGACTATATCGAAGACCTAGTGGATTCAGGTGTCTCTAAAAAAGACGCTGCTGCTCAGGGTGAAGAGTTAGGTATCAAGATGCTCAAAGAGTCCGGCCTATCCAATAAAGCTGTCAATGCTGCTAACAGTAAGATTGACGCGGTGGAAGCTAAGAAGAAAAACCCTGTAGCTTTCTATGGTTCAAATCTTACAGAGTTCGTTAACGATACCCGTAATGGTGCAGTACCCGCTATGCCTCCTAAAGACCTCTTAGAGTTACAACGTAAGGCTAAAGCTCAAGCTATCGCTGAGAAGAAACTTAAACGACACGAAAGTACAAAATAGATGACAGACGCTAGTAGCGATTATTTAAAAGTAGTATCGCCTCAGAGTAACGAGGACTTCCAAGCAGAATTACAGCGTATCGAGCAGACACCTTATGACCCTGAAGAGGACGCACCCCCGATTAATTTAGAGCCTATCCCTGTAATTGGTAATAAGGGTGCGCCTGAGTTGGCTCCGGGGGAAGTAGACCCGGCCTTCGAGGTTCCCTCAGAGAATCCTGAAGAGACTCCTAAAGAGGAAGTTAAGGGTATCGGCGGGTACGCTGCTGATGTGGGTTATGGGGCTGTCAATGGTGTCATCAATGCGGGTACTGAAATCAATCATACCTTAGCTAACATCGCTGACTTCCTCGCTCCTGATGCTTGGACGAAAGACCCTGACTACTTCACTAAGTTAGCTGAGGAGTATTCTCCCCGGTTGACGGATGGTGACCTTAAGGAAGTAGGGTTAAAAGCCCCTGTGACAACCGTAGGGAATATCTCTAAGGGAATCACACAGTTCATGACCGGGTTCCTTCCGGCTCTGAAGGCTGTGCGGAGTATTAAGGCTATCGGTAGTACAGGTAAGATAGCTACGACTATCAAGACTGCTGTAGGTGTAGGTACGGCTGGTGCTGTAGCTGACCTCTCAGTGTTCAATCCTTACGAGGAACGCTTGAGTAACATGGCGATTAACTCCGGGATTCCCGGTATGGACAATGCACTCACCCAGTACCTAGCCGCTGACAACGATGACCCGGAGTTACTAGGTCGCGTGAAACAGACAGCAGAAGGCTTTGTAGTAGGTAAGGTTCTTGAACCGTTCATCGCTATGCTTGGAGCCTATAAGAAGACTAAAGTTGTCTATGGTGAAGAACACGGGATTACTCCTAAGTCACCAGCAACAGCTTCTTATATGACTGACCCGGCTACAGGTGCTAAGGTGGATGTCACTGAGCAGTTAGGTGAGGAGGCTCCTAGGTTTACTCTTAAGGAACCTACTATCACTATCCCGGATGAAGAGACTCAACGAGCCTTTGCTACAGATTACCTCGATGGAAACTATGAGGGAGCTGCAAGTAAAGCTAGTGGCCTAGTCAATCTGAAATACCTGAATACCGAAGAAGGTGTGCGGGATATGATTGAAGCCTTCGCTTTAGTGAAAGACCAAGCCATCGGTAAGACTCGCCGTGGATGGGAAGAAGCCGCTAAGAAAGCTGGTAAGTTAGCTCCTGATGCAATCCCTGAAGCCTCCGCTAGAGTAGAGGGACTAGACTCCTTCGTGATTAAAGCTGAAGAGACTCGCGCTGCTGTAGCCTATAAGGTGAAAGAACTGGCGAACATCGCTAAGGCTGCACCTACAGAAGCTACTACTGGTGAGTTTAAAGATGCTTTCAAGAAGCTGGTAGTGTTAGACGCTATGGTCTCCAATAACAAGAGTGAAATCGCTCGTGCTATGAAGGCTATGCAACGTCCTGCTACTGGTGGTGACATAGCAAACAGTATCGCATCTACAGCTAAAGGTGCTGTAGGCTTTAATGGTCAAACCAATTGGGACAAACTAGCGGAGATGGTGGGTGACCTACCGGATTCCGTAAGTATTACTCGCATGGCTAAGGCCGCATCACTCCCTAACTGGAAGGACGCAGCTACAGAGGTGTATATCAACGCCTTGTTTAGCCCTCCGACATTCGTAGTAAATGCCTTATCGAACACTCTTTCGATGGCGAGTAGCGTAGGTGAGCGATACTTAGGAGCTGCTAGAAGCCAAGTTGTAGGCTCAGGAGACCTAACCTTTAAGGAAGCTAATAACTACGCTCTAGGGCTGGTTAAAGGTGTATCTGAAGGTGTCTTAGCGTTCTCTCAGTCGTGGAAAACTAACGCGCCTATCATGGGTACTGGTAATAAGTTAGACACTGACCAGCTCAAGGGATTCACTGGCGCATCCTTCGGTATCAAAGAGGGTGACGCGCCTATCATGCAGAAACTTGGTAAGGGTCTTGACTTACTTGGAGTCGGCTTACGGAGTCTACCGGGCGGCACACGTTCACTGATGGCCTCTGATGAGTTCTTCAAGGCTATGTTCTACCGTGGTGAACTGTCAGCACTAGCTCAAAGGGAAGCTCAAAAGGCTGGCCTTAAAGCTGGTACACCTGAGTATCTTGCTAAGATTCGTGAGATTGAAGTTGGAGCCTCTACCGCTAAAGTGGGAGACCCCTACTATGGTATCTCTATGTCATCTCAAGATGCTGCTCACCGGAGTACATTTACGGAAGCCCTAGGTGATGGTGGGACTAAACTGATGGAAGGTGTGAGAGCTTTCCCTATGTCGTATGTGGCATTACCTTTCATTAAGACACCTACCAATCTTGTTAAGTATATGACTAGACGTACTCCCGGCCTTGCCGGAATGTCTGACTACATGCAAGGTGAGATTGCTGCTGGTGGTGCGAGAGCTGATTTAGCTGAAGCTCAGATTAGTGCGGGGGCTATGTACCTTACTGCTGGTCTTGCATTAGCTGGCGGTGGTTATACCCGTGGGTCAATCACTGATAACGCTACAGCTAGACGTAACTTATCTCAGTTGGAGGTAGAACAACAGGCTTATGTAGACCCGGAGACGGGCGAACAAACAGCTCTAGGCCGTCTTGACGGTAACCCTATCAGTTTCCTTTTATTCGCTGCTACAGTTCACGAGACTGTCCAAGCGTACATCGCTGCAAACGCTGAAGAGGTTACACCTGAAGAGATGGAGTCTTCAATCTTGGAGATTCTAGCGACTCCTATGGCTGTAGCTGCTAAGTATGTGCTAAGTAAGACATGGACTCAGGGTATGTCACAAGCTCTTGACGCGATACAGAAAGATACTGAGGGTAACTACCTTCAACGTCTAGCTGGTAACGCGCTTCCGGCTGGTAACACTATCAAGTGGATTAACAAACAAGCTGAAGACCCGTTCTTAAGGGAAGCCTCGTCAGCTCTTGAAGAAATCCAAGCGAAAATCCCCGGTCTATCGCGTACCTTACCTCCTGTCCCTGACCTGTTAGGTAATCCAGCTCTAGTTAAGGAACTTAGCATGGCTGGTCTTAACCCGGTAACTCAAAAGGTTCCTACAGACCACCCGGTAATGAATGAGCTTAGACGTTTACAACTCTTAGAACCTAACAAGGTTATCTTAGGTGGTGTCACTAGAGAGGTCGGAGGGGTAAAACTAGACGGTATCGAGAAGTGGAACTATATGCAGTTCGTAAGACAGCTTAAGGATGCTGACGGTAAGGACTTGGTAGACACTCTACAAGAGCTGATTGCCTCGCCTGACTATCAAGACCCTAAGATGACCGATACGATGCGTAACAACCTTCTTGCAGATGTCTACAACAAACGTAAAGACCTCGCTAAGAAAGCCTTAGAGTATGACTCAATGATGTTCTCTCAGGGTATGCCACGGCCTTATGCTGAAGAGTATGACCTGTATGACTACAAGCGAGTGACTCCACTAGCAAACAAGGTAGGTACTAAAGAGTACACGAAGAACAAGGCACTGTTCGGGGACGTAGGTATGTCTCGTGATGACTTCATTGATACTCGTAATGAAGAAATCATTCGTAGTAACTTAGGTACTGACCTTAAGTAACAAGCAGTAAACCCCTAGGCTCAGTCTTAGGGGTATCTCCCAATTATCTCAAGGAACTAAATGGCCTCTTCGTCAGTTTCCTATCATAGTGTTGGCGGTAATCGTAACTTCATCGTAACCTTCCCTTATTTGGATAAGAGTCATGTTGAAGTTAAGGTTGGCGGCACTATTGATACAACCTATACGTGGGTAAATCCTACTACAATCAGGGTGTCTACTACCCCGTTAGAAAACGCTTTAGTAGAAATTCAACGTAATACCCCACAGACTCCTTTAGTGGACTTTGTGGATGGTTCCACAATGACTGAGCAGCTCTTAGATACTGCTACCTTACAGTCCTTATACATCGCTCAGGAAGCCTTTGATGGTGTAGCGACATCCTCAGCTATTCAAGATGCAATCACAGCGACAGCCTTCTATGCTACTGAAGCCCTCGCTAGTGCTACTGAAGCTGAGAATCAGAAAGTCCTAACAGTTGTTGCTAAGGATGCCGCTCTAGTCAATGCTGATAAAGCCTTCCAATGGGCAGAGAAAGCTGAAGACTCTCAGGTAGAGACAGGTAAGTATAGTGCTAAACATTGGGCAGCTAAAGCAGCTCTAGGTCACACTAAAGCAACTCAGGCACAAGCTGAAGCTGGTGTAGAAGACACAGCCTTCATGACAGCCTTGAAGACTAAACAAGCGATTGTCGCTCTGACACCTCCCGGAGTTCCTGCTGGTACTCTCATTGACTTCGCTGGTGATGCAGCTCCTTCAGGTTACCTAGCGTTACCTTTAGTACCCACTAATGTAAGTCGAGGTGGAATATATGCAGCTCTGTTCATAGCTATTGGAACTACTTGGGGTACTGGTGATGGTTCTACTACCTTCGGTCTTCCTTACTGTCCTGCTAATTATGCAATGGTACAAGCTATTGGAGATGTCGGTGATGCTACTACTGGTGAAATTAAGACTCACACACATACAGGTAATGCTTATGGTACTGCAGCAGCTGGTACTAGCTTCCCCGGTTATGATGGTTCCGGAAACCCTGCTACTTCATTTGTCATTGAGCCTACAGGTGGAGCTGCTAACTTGGCAGCTGGTATGAAGGTACTAAAATGCGTGAAGCTCTAAGGAATACTCTAATGGTAGGTCGCTGGCTGGTGACTTACCCTGTGTCCCTTGTGGCAACTCTTGTAGCTTGGATAGCTTCTCCTTTGTTGGCCTTATGCGTCCGTAAGGAATATCGCTTAGATGTCGTTAAGAGATACGGTAAGGCAACGGTAGGGTTCAATAGATACTACTTATGGAAGTGGCTCAATTGGTTTCAAACTCACGACAATGCTTGTGATGAATACTTTTGGGGTGTCTATGGCGATAGCGACAAGGTAACGGTAGAAGAGTACGAAGCAAGTATCTTACTCCGTTATTGGTATCGTATCGCATGGCTCACACGTAACCCGGCCTATGGCTTTGGACATACTGTCTTAGGGTTCCCTAGAGATGACGCTACGATCACTAAAAGTAAAACATGGAAGACCTTTGAGATTACCACTTGGTCTAACCCTGACGGTCGTAAGGCTTTCAACGTCAAAGGTAACCTCTTCTTAACTAAACAATACTATCTCAGCATTAACATCGGATGGAAAGCTCACAAGACTTTCACCCGGCTTATGCAAGCAGATAGATTAATCTCATTCCCTAAAAAGGTAGAAGCATAATGATTCACGATGAAGCATCAAAGGGAGCCTTATGGCTTGCTGTAGTTGGAGCCGCAATTGGCTTAGGTCAACTCTTAGCATCTAAAGAGACCCTGACACCTCGCTTGGTTATCGGTAGGGCTATTTCTAGCGGGGCTTTAGGTATGGCTGCTGCTGCTGCTATCAGCTTTATCCCGGCTATTCCGTTCGCTGCTCAATTAGGGTTAGCGGCTGTCTTAGCTAGTCTAGGTACAAGTGCGTTAGAGCGTATCGTTCAACGTGTATTCGGCGGTAGCTAATGAACATCGGCTCTATCGCTAGTAACCTAGGGATTAAGCTAGATAAAAACGCTCAGTTGAAAGACTCAGGTAAGGCTTACGTCAAGACTGTTAGACAGCGGGACGTAGGT